TTATACCCTCTCTCACTCTCTTATATATATTTTCTAGCCCTTTAATTAATGATACTACTATCTACCTATTACTAATCAATAAAAACTCTATAAAATAACCAATAATGGCCTTTGATCTTTTATTTTCTAGCCGATCAGAGCCACAACCCCCACGAGCCGAAGGGCTCACATATATATATCTATCCATACTATGGTGGGAATATTAAGTCTATTAGCATTTACTTATGAATCACAGGTGGGTATTGACAATATTCAAAAAACCTATAGTATTAAGGGTGGATAACTATGTCTACAACACAAGTACAAAACAATAGGAGAACGAAATGACACTAGAAGAAAAAATATCAATGATAAGAGGTTATATTTTTGCTAAAGGGTGGGAACAAGCACCAACATTAGTAAATCAAGCTGGTTGTACCGATCATTGGGAAGAATACAGAGAAAAAATTTTGGGTTTGATATTAGATGCTACAGAAAAAAAAGAAAGTTTTTTAGATGTATATAAAACCATCAAAAAGATGGAAAATGAACAATTCTTTGATGATAGAAATGATTTTGAGATTTTTAATAAAGACTCACGAGACCAAATCTTCGGACATATAGATGATATTTTGAAAGATGTTGTTACTTTCAAATTTTTCCACACCTCTCCTGCTGGAATGATAGATGTTGGTAACTATGAAGCATTAAATGGTAGAGGAGAGCAATATAACGAAAATTTAAGAAATGCAAAACAACCACAGAATTCAAGAGATTCTAAACACTCTTAATAAACGAAAAGAAGAAAATAAATTAAATTACTACCAACCCTATAAGTTTCAAAAGAGTTTTCATCAGGCAGGATCAGAATCCAACCAAAGATTGCTCATGGCAGCAAATAGGGTAGGTAAATCCTATGTGGGTGCGATGGAAATGGCAGCACACCTAACAGGATTGTACCCTAAGTGGTGGACTGGTAAGAGATATAATCAACCTATCAAAGCATGGGTGTGTGGTGCGAGTAATGAAACCACTAGAGATATCTGCCAAAAGGAGCTATTTGGGCAACCTGATAACCCAAGAGATAAAGGGAAGGGTTCAATCCCTAAACACCTTATTGGTGAAACTACTAGAAAACCAGGAGTTCCCAATGCCCATTCTTCTGTTATGGTCAAACATAAAAGTGGTGGGTGGTCTAGGGTTGCCTTTAAGGCCTATGAAATGGGTGCTGAAAAATTTATGGGGGAGAGTTTAGACCTTATTTGGCTTGATGAAGAACCACCTCAAGATATCTATTCCCAGTGTATTACTAGGACATTAGACAGGCGAGGACAGGTTTATTTGACCTTTACCCCTGAATCAGGCATGACAGAGGTAGTACAGAATTTTACCAGCAATTTAAGGCCAGGACAGGCATTGATAACTGCTGGGTGGGAAGATGCAGAGCATTTGACTGAGGATATGAAAGAACAGATTTTATCTGCTCTACCACCACACGAGAGAGAATTACGTTCAAAAGGTGTACCGATGATTGGTTCAGGATTGGTATTCCCTATTGATGAAGATACATTGACCTGTGATCCATTTACCATACCAACTCATTTCCCAAGAATTGCAGGTCTCGATTTCGGCTACGACCACCCTACTGCTGTGGTTTGGGTAGCATGGGATAGAGATGAAGATATTGTCTATGTGTATGATTGCTACAGTATGTCAAAACAGACACCTGATTATCATGCAAGTCATATCAACGAAAGAGAGGGATCTCACTTTATCCCTGTAGCATGGCCACACGATGGCTATCAGCACGATAAAGGAAGTGGTATTACCCTAGCCGAGCAATATCGTACAGCTCATGTCAATATGTTGCCATTTCACTTTGAAAATCCACCAGCATTAGGTGAGAAAAAGGGTGGCAATAGTGTTGAAGCAGGGTTGATGGAAATGCTTACTCGTATGGAGCAGGGCAAATTTAAAGTATTTAATACCCTATATGATTGGTTTCAGGAGTATAGGTTATATCATCGTAAAGATGGAAAATTAGTAAAAATTAAAGATGACCTTATGTCTGCAACACGATATGCAGTTATGAGTCTAAGACACAGTACAACAGAGACATCAAAGTGGAATAGAAAAGGTACTCTAGGCCCTGATGTCGCAATAGTTTAGGAGATAAATATGGACTTGAGAAAAAAAACCAATCCTTTTGTTGAAAATGCAAAAGCATCAGAATTTAGAAGGGCAGCTGCTAGACGACAGCAGCAAATGACATACAGTTTGCCAACAAGAAAAACACCAGCACAAAGATTTAAAGAAAGATATGGAACAAGATTCAAAGGAAAATAAGGAATAAAAGGTTATATTAAATAATGGCAGAACTTATAACATCTCCTACATTATTGGCTCATAAAGTCAAAGAGTTAGAAGAAAAAATGGAATATGCTCTGATTATGATTGAGCAAATGGAAAAAGATTTACAAACACCAAAGGCAAAGAATGGCAAAAAAACCAAAAAAAATGACTGAAGATGAATTAGCATCGAAACTATCACAAGAGATTGAACAAGCTACAGGACACATGAATAGTGAACTCTCAGGGCAAAGAGAGGACAACATGAAGTATTATCTTGGCGAGAAGTTTGGTAATGAGATTGATGGTAGATCAGAAATTGTAACAACCGATGTTAGAGATACAGTTGAGTATATTATGCCTTCTTTAATGAGAATATTTACTACTCATCACAATGTCGCTGAATTTGAGCCACAAGGCCCTGAAGATGTCGAAATGGCTAAACAAGCTACCGACTATGTAAACTATGTCTTTAACAGGCAAAATAATGGCTTTAAAGTCCTATATGATGTCTTTAAAGATGCACTTATAAGCAAAACAGGTATTGTTAAGCATTATTGGGAAGAAAAGACTGAAGTATCTACCGAACATTATGAAAACCTTACAGAGATTGAATATCAAGCAGTATTAGCAAACGATGAATTAGAAGTATTGCAACATACAGAAAAAATGGTGCAAGAAGCACAACTTGATGAAAATGGTATGATGATTAGTCCTGAGATTATTAGTCATGATCTCAAAGCTAAAAGAACTAAAACTGGTGGGCAGGTAAGAGTAGTTTCTGTACCACCTGAAGAATTTTTAATATCAAGAAGGGCAGTTGATATTGAATCAGCACAGTTTATCTGCCATAGAGTAAAAAAATCAGTAAGTGATTTAATTTTAGAGGGTTATGATCCTAAAGTAGTAGAGAATATGCCTAGCTACTCTCAATCACAAGCTGAGTACAATGAAGAAAGATTAGCAAGATTTAGCTACGATGATGATGCGATACCACCTGATGAGGGTTCAGGAGCAAACAGAAAAATATGGTTAGATGAATGTTATACTCATATTGATTTTGATGGCGATGGTATTGCAGAACTTAGAAAGATTACTAAAGGTGGTAATGAAATATTAGAAAATATTGAGATTGATTACATTCCTTTCTCAACAATATGTCCTCTACCAATACCTCATAAGTTTTATGGAATGTCAGTAGCTGATACAGTCAAAGACATACAGCTTATTAAATCTACGATTGTTAGGAATATCCTAGACAATATGTATTTAACCAATAATGCAAGGTATGCAGTATTAGCAGGGCAAGTAGAATTAGATGATTTATTAACTAGCAGACCAGGTGGTATTGTTAGAATGAGAGCACCAGGTGCTGTAACACCTTTACCAACACCACAAATATCTCCTGATGCTTTTAACATGGTTCGATATCTTGACCAAGTAAGAGAAGAAAGGTCAGGGGTATCTAAGATGACACAAGGACTTAATCCTGATGTATTAACATCTCATGTAACTAGTGGTGCAATCTCAGCAGCAACAGAGTCAGCTATGCAAAGAACTGAGCTAATTGCTCGTATATTTGCTGAAACTGGTATCAAAGATGTCTTTAGATGTATCTATCAGCTAGTTCAAAGGTACGAAGATAGAGAGAAAATGGTGTTTTTAAACAACAGATTTGTACCGATTGATCCTAGCAAATGGAAAGATAAATTAAATTGTACTGTTAATGTTGGTGTAGGTAGTGGTTCGCAACAAAGTAAAATGCAAACTATGGGCAGCATTATGAATATTATTCAAGGATTGGTACAAAATGGTGGCATGGGTTCGCTTGTTACACCACAAAACATTTACAATGCAGTAAGTGAGTTTATGGCACAATCAGGATATAAAAACTCAGATATGTTTGTATCTAACCCAGCTATGATGCCACCACCACAACCACCACAACCATCTATTGAAGAAAAAGTACAACAACAAAAAGCACAGGTTGAATTACAAAAATTACAACTACAAGCTAAAGAATTAGAAATAGAAACACAAATTAAGGCACAAGAGTTAAAACTTAAACAAGAAGAATCAGCAATTAATCTTGCCCTCAAGAATAAAGATTTAGAAATCAAAAAATCAC